AGAATCTTTCGATCAATTTGAGTAATCGCTCTACCAGCGTCATTACGAACAACGTCAATCAACCGAAGCCCAGTAGTTGGTATCGACTGCTTGCTACCACTAGCGCACGTCATGTTTCCGTTCACGGTCTTTGCGTCAGGCCTATGAAGAACGATCTCTCGCTGAGCATCGTTAAGAAACGTCAATAACTCCGCTTGAGGAAAGCGAACTTGGGACGTGTCCTGAAGGATGATCCCTGCTGTATCTATTAAGGTTGCTACCTTAGTCGTGGCCATCCGCCACCTCCCATTCTATGACTTCCAGATCGGGATTCTTTGCAAAGAGCGGGTCGTACTCGAATACATTTCCAGTTACGACGTTGCGAAGTTTCTTCGGCATCCTTGCGGGCAAAACCTTTTCCGGCTGTTTTCCATTCTTGCGGAGCCTGTCAACTTGGTCTTGGAGGTCTGCTAACGTCGCTCTCCTGTCGAGCGTAACGCTGAACTCTTCCTTGGCCTCGATGTACAGATCGTCCTTCTCTGTCTTCGCTTCTTCCACTTTCCTCTCCTTGAAGTGAAAAGGGGGAGGAAGACCCCCCCCTACTCAGTCCTTAGACCTTCCACTTACCTACAGCGAGGCAGTCTGGAGTTACGACCTTGCGACCGTATACTTTCAGACCACGCACGCCGTCGCCGAAGGTGCTCTCAAGGCGAACGGTCTCAGTGTTGGTGAACTGAGAGGCGAACGTGATTGCCTTGGGATGACCCGCGAGAACGTGGGTGTAGGTAGCATCACTACCAGACGATGGGGTGTAGAGCATGTTGCTCTGGTAAACCGTGAAGCGATCTACCTGACCCACCTGACCGTTACGAAGAGGCGAAGTGCTGTCGCCAGTCAGGTACGCTTGACGCAGTTCGCTCTGCTTGAGCAGAGAAATCATGCTGGGAGGCAGAACGATGAAGCGACCCTCTTCAGGGATGTTCAACTCGTCCAAGTCCTTAGCAATGTCAAGAATGCTAGTAAGGATGTTGCCGGAAGTGATGGTGGTCTGCGAACCAATAGTGGTCGCTCCAGTCACTACGTTAGCCAGAACGTCAGTCTCAACCGCAATGCGCATTGACTCAGCGGCATCTTTAGATGCTTCAGCCAACATATCGATGTCGCCCTGTGCAGACAGAACGTCGTCGATCTTGAACGCATAGCTCTTAGCCTGATCGATCAGAAGCTCGATTGTGCTGGTAGTGAGGTTTGCGTATGAAACCGTACCAGTGTAGTCAGCAACGGATACTGCGGGCACGGTTCGGATGTGAACCTTATCGCCTTGACCAGAGATCTCGCCTTCGTATGAAGTGTTGGAAATAGCAGGAAGTACAGAAGAACTGTAGAACTTAGCCTGCAACAGTTTTGAAAAGACTTCTGGAATGAAGCCGCCCTGATTAGCCGCGTAAGTAAACGCCGCGCCAGAGCCATTAGCACCAATAGCCATTGTTAAATACCTCTATGCAAGAGTTGTATTAACGCCGGATTTGACCCTGTCTCCATGCATCCATCAGAGCGCCTTGATTTGCCTCGAAGTCCTTCAGAGACATGCTCTTGATATCAGCCGCAGACCAGACCTTTTGTCCGGCACCAGTATCGGGCTTTCTGGATTTAGGGAGCTTTGGCTCTGCCGCCGCTTTCGCCTTTTCCAATGCCCGCTCTTGCGGCGTCGGTTGTCCGAATCCCATGTCGCTCTTGAACTTGTACAAGGCCGCGTTTACGTCGTTCGAGGAACCGGATTCAATCCAGCCCTGAATACTTGCGTCCTGTACCTCCAGCCAGTCAGCCCAGTCTCCTGATTGAACGATGTCGTTCAGATCTGGGTGAGCTTCCCTGATGCGGGCCATGTGCGCGTCCTGCGCTTGGCCAATAGCTTCTTGCTCTCGCATCTGCCGGAGTTGTTCTAGCTCGGCATTAGTTTCGGCAACTTGTGCTTGCGTCCTTTCCATCTGATCCAGAATTGGTGCCGCAAGGTCTGGGTACTCTTCCCTGACTTGCTTCAACTTCTCCAAATCGACGTCTTTCTCTGCAAGCTGACGCTTCAGGTTAGTCAACTCGGCCATTGTCTGCTCGTGCATACGTCGCAGTTCTTTAGCCTCAGTAGTCGCCTGAGTCATCTTCCTTTGTGCATTCTTGTAGCGTTCGTCAGCCTTCTTTAGGGCTGACTCCGTCTCGGACAATTCGCCGCGCTCGTCTTCGACGGGAGCCTCCACAGGTTCTTGGGCAGTTTCCGTTGGCTCTTCGGGTGCCTGTAGGTCAACCTCCAACTGAACTTCCTGTGGCGTTTCCTCTTCTTGAGGGGCCGGAACTTCACCTTTCAGTTGCGCCATTAACTCCTGTGCTTCCGCTTCAAGTTTTGCTGGATCTACTTTCATTCTTCCGGTTCCTATTAAGGGTGTCCGTCAGTCGATGCTTGGGGGTCGCTTTTTCAGCGCCCGCTCAGCTTCGATCACCGCCTCTGCGGTTTGCTCTAATTCGAGAGAGACCCTCAATTCAAACAAGCGTCCCTGCTCGTACCTAAAACTTTCCTTGTCCGCTGACTCCAGCTTCAACTGGGATTCAGCTAACCGCTCTTCAAATAGCTCCATTAGGAGGGGCCATTCCTCCGTCAGGGACAACACCTTGATCGCCCGCGCCTGAAGCGGCGAGCATCTGCTGTTGCTGTAATAACGCTTGTTGTTCGGCAATTAGCTGTTCCTCAGACTTGATAACGTCACTAGCATCGATGTCCATGCTCTGCGCGATGTCACGCAGGAGCTTGCCTCGATCAACTAGCTGGGAGTCCATTGGATTGGAAACCAGAGAGAGGAATTGAAGTAGTCTCTGGCTCTGCACTTCTTTCTGCACAAGTGCTGTGCTTCCGCGAGCAACGATCTTGAGATCGCCCTTCGCTCGCTCGTTTGTTCCAAACTCCATATTGAAGTGGAACATTGATTCAATCATAGGGCGTATAAGGAAATCGTCAATGTTTTTGATGGTGCTTTTAAGCGCTACATTAGCCGCCCCCATCAGCATTGAAATGCCTGTCGCCGTCTTGTTTAGGCTCTTCGTTTGCTCGCCGTGGGTGTACGACGGAAGTGATGTCGTCTCATCCGCGAAGCGCCGGAAGATCTCGATGATCTGGTTCAGGCCATTGGCGTTTGCAACCGGCTGGTAATACCTAACCGCTGGCATCGAGCCGTCACCTCCCGACCGTAAAAAGACTCGCCACGGATGGAGATCGGTTGGATCTTCACCCGCCGCGAGTAGGTCAGTATTGACCTCAACCATCGGACCTGAACTAAGCGCCATGTTGTCCAGCCAGATGCGCGTTGCCGCATTCATCGTTTGCTGGGAATCACGCATCATGCGCGGCACCCCCACGCCCCAGAACTGGTGAGGTGTGCGCTCATAGGGGAATATGTTGTAGGGAATGCGGTAGCCTTTGACTGGATTTAAAGAGGCCTTAATAACCTTACCCGCGACAATCCATATGTTCGCGTCGAAGTCCTGACTGGGGTCGGAACCCTCCGGAAGTTCGACTCCAACCTCTTTAAGGTCATAGCCATCAAGGGATCCCCAGAACTCCAGCAGTTCAAACCGATTGGAATCGCCATGCTCATTAATACCAGCAATTTGGCGGCGAGTCCGTTCGTGATCCTCTTCTTCATGATTGCCTGTTCGGTTGTCCCGCAACATAGCGAGAATGACTTCCGTGTCAAACGCTGGAATCTCCGCCAACTCTCGGAACTGCCTACGAGTAAGAACGTGACGACGGAACATCCCGTGGCAGTCCTGTAGGCTAGTGCAAAACGGGTCTGGATACAGATCAAAGATCGACACTGACTCGATCTCAGGAACTGCCTTTTCCTCCATGACCATCGCATAGCTTGATCGGCCCATCTCATCTTCCATGCGCTGGTAAGCTTGGACTCGGTCGATCTTGACGGTGCCTGACTTAACAGCACCCGAGCCAAAGATGCAGGCCTCAAGAATGGCCTCCTTCATCTTCTGCTCAGTGTTCTCTTCAATTAACTGATCTTCAATGTCCTTCTGCATTTCCTCAGAAGCCATCATGGCCAGCCGTTCTTCTTGCTCCTGTAATCCCTGACGGATGCGCTCTTCGTTCTCTGCGAGAACCTGACGGATCACCTCCTCTGGCTGGCCCTGCCCCATCTGCACGATGTTCTGGATCAACATCTGTTGCATCTCTTGGCGCTTCATCGGGTTGATACTGGGGCGAGGAGTAGGCTTTACTCCAAAAAATGCGTCGCCGCTCTGGAACAAAAGGTCAACAAGCCTGCTGTACGCGGCCATCACCTTCGTTCTAGATAGTCCGACGAATACCTTACTGCGAGAACCAGAGGCCTCTTCAAGGCGAGCTAAAGTTTGAGGGTCGTACTGTCCGGAAAACTGGCGCAGATCTTTAATCCACTCATCTTCAGTTTCTCTACGGGCATCCTTGTACTCGGTAAACAAGGACATGAGCCTTGCACCAAGCGTTTGCAATTCGGTTTCTTGAGAGCCGTCTGGATTTTCAACATCAAACCCGACGCCCTCTTCGAGGTATTCGTCCATTACCATCCCACCACGGTGTCAACAGTTTTGAAGCGCCTGCCGACCGGCAACACTTTAGGTCGCGGCATTGAAGCCAATCCGTGGAGGGCAATGGCAAAAGCCATCACTCGATCATCATAACAGCCGTTCTGCGCATTGGTAGCCCCTTTTTCGTCAATAACATAGGTGCGCAACTCCTTGATTAACTCAAGGTCGGCAATGCCGGAATCCCTCTGCCGAAGTAACGCGGCAAGGTTGTCGATGATCAGCGGCTTGGTCTTACTCGTAGTCAGGAAACCGCCGCGCTTCGTCATGCGGTCCCCGTATGCACCATCAACTGAGCTTTCAACAAACAGCGATGGGTAGTTCAATTCTTGTAGGCGACGGAGCGTAGTCAGTCCGTGGTTGTTTCTCTCGACGATGATGTAGGCGCTGTTGTACCGCTTGCCGATCATCCCAACGATGTTGCCCCACTCCCATGGATCGATGTGCCCGTGAT